GGAACATATTCAATTCGCTCATTGCTTCAATTTTAGCGGCTCCTTTAACTGCCATATTTGTTAGCTCGCCCATTGATATACCCAATGAATCTGCCATAGCTTTAGCTCTTCTTAAATTCGCTCCACTTACTTCAAATCTTCCTTGTTCTGCATTGTATGTTGCTAAGCTTCTTGCTGCACCAATAATACTTGTTTGTAACGATTCAACATTATTTGTTGCATCATACATTAGTTTAATTGGGTCTGCTAAATCGCCAACGGCGCCACCAACAACTTGTAAATTAGCGGCTAAATTTATTGCACTTTCTGGATCATATAATTTATCTGCAACGGTAAAAATACTTTCCATGTTTATTTTTAAAGCTTGAGCTTCTTGAACCATTTTACCCAAACCAGCTATTCCGTTTTGGAATCCAAATGCGTTTAGTTTACCGAGTTGGCTTATTAAGGTTTCTGATGTAGCTTTTGCACTAAGACCTAATTTTATTGATCTTGAACCAATTTGTTCAATAGATTTTGCAGCACCATCGAGGCCAATACCAACATTTCTAAAATTTTCAGCGTTCTCTAATATTGTTTTTGAATTCTTTGTGAATGCTAACGACGCAACCATGCTATTTGATATGGTCTTGTCATTATATGTTGCCATTCTCTCAGAATTAACCATTAAAGACTCAACAGCGCTTATTGTTTCGTTTGTTGTAACACCAAATCGCTGAGCTTCAATCATAGCGAATCTGGTTGTATCCATCATTTCGGTTGCAATTCTGCCGACATACCCACCAGCACCCCTTGTTTTTTCTAATAATTCAGCATTTAATTTAGCTATATCCCCTAACAAAACCTCGGTTGTTGCAAGTCCAGCATCGAAAACCGTTGATATTAATTCTAAAGGATTAAATGTCGCCATCCCCTTTACAGTATTGAGTATTTTTTTACCAGTTTCTGTATTAATTCTAGCTAAGGTTTGAGCTTGTTGATCTATAAAAGCAGCACCTAGTGCACTTGCAACACTATTACCACCACTTGAGGTTGTTGACGTTGATTTAGAGGCTTTGGCTGCTGTATCAGCAATCGCACTAGCGTGTTTTTCTGATGCTTTTTTTGCATCATCATCATCGATACCTAAACTTCTTAAAAAGTCGTAAAAATCTTTTTTTATGTCTGCCATATTACTAGTGCTATAATATTATAAATAGTTTTATTCAGTTTTTTTGTAATATAGCATTAATCATGCTTGTTCTTTCGTGAATTGGCAGGATTAAGATATCTTGATAACTAAATCCTCTTGAGACAAGAAATAGTATAGTTTCTATTTGACTTTTTTTATATTCCGTAGAAGGGACGAAAAAATTCCACCCCAAAGTCAACCAAAACTGGGACTTTTTCTCCTGACGGGGCGATTACATCTACTATTAAGTCTAAACCTGGTTTATTTTCTGATACAAATTTTTTAAATTCTAAAGAATCTTTAATTGGTAGATTTTGAATAAATTGATAAATAGCCATTTGGTCTCTTTGACCATCTACTGATTTTATCATCATCTCCAATCTCTTTGTATTAACAGGTGCGACATTTGTACCACTTGTTTCTTTAATTAATTGTAATTCTTTTTCTTGTGTGTTTGATAAAAACTTAAAAGTTACATTCTTTTTTGATACTGGAAGGCTAAATGTATATTCACCATTAGCATCCGCTGTTAATTTAAAATCCTTAACCTTTAAAACAGATAAATCCACTACTGCTTCAAATTGTTTTTTTGTTCCTGGGTCAGTAATTGTTACAGTATACTCAGTTCCAAATGCAGTATTTCTTAAAAATATTAATATTGCTTGTCTGTCTTCTTCTACAATCTCGTCAAAAGAAATATCTTTATCTAAAATTTTTCTTTTTAATAATTCATCCACAACCGTTTCAGATTGAATCAAGTTTGGAGACATTAAAATATTTTCGTCTGATGCGGTTAGGTATGCAACTCTTAATGATTTTTTTCCGTTGGAATAATGTACACCTTGAGAAGGTAGTTGAACAACATCATACGCAACCATTGGGTTAATATTTTCCATAATAGTATTGAATTCTTTTCTTTTAATATAACTATAAAATAATTAAAAATCAATAGACCAGCGTTTCACGTGGAACACTTGATATAATTAATTGATTATCAATTAAATAAAAATCCCACATCCGTTTTTTACGAATATGGGATTATAAATAAAACTATTTGAATATTAGTAAACTTGGATACATCTATCCATTCTTAGTTCAGCGTCAATTGAAGCTAAAGCATCTTCTGAATAGCTAAGATCACCAAAGTTTAAACTTGTTAAGAAACAGCCTTCTAAAATCCACTTCTCAACAACAACCCCTGTTGGATCTAACATTTCAAGTTCTACGTTCTTTTTATAACCTGCAGCATAACCCATTCTACCAGTTACGGATTCAGCATGAAGACGGAACCATTCCATCAATGCTTGGGATGCAGATGGACCAATTGGATCTTTAAAAGTAACCTTAATTGGGTCCCAGGTAAATCTACCTGCTACATATGTTGAAGTATTTAAAAACGGAATTTCAGTTGAATTAATTTTAGCACTAGGACGGGATGTAGATGTTACATACCACTCGTTGATACCCAAAGATGATGGAAATCTTAGGATAAACCTATTTTTACGTTTCGGTTCATATGGAACCGGCATTTTCATTAATAAATCTGCCATTGTGTTTGTGTTATATTGTTTTGTTTATTTCTTTCCTTATAAA